GATGTTGCAGCAAATATTGAACTTCAAGTTGGAGGTCCAGTAACTAATATTAATATTACTAATAATGGTAATCTTTACAGATCTAATCCTTCTATTGAAATTATTAAAGGATCTGGTGCCTCTGGAATCCTTACTATTGATCAAGGTACAATTACGACTGCTTCTATTATTACAGGAGGATCTGAGTACAATTCACGTCCAATTGTAAGGGCGGTAGATAGTGCTGATACACCAGGATTTGGTGCTGTTCTTCTAGCAGATTGGAATCCTAGTAGTAAGCAAGTAGAAGGGATTAATATTTTAAATGGTGGTCTTGGATATAATGAAACTACCACAGTTCTTGAAATTTTTGAACCAGGGGAAGATTTAATTATAAATGCAAACGCTAAATTTTATACTAAAGTAAATAACACTAATCCAAATTTATTTTCTCTCATTAGATCAGATACTGGAGCATTTTATACTGATTCAGGTGGTATTTTAACTGATGAACAAGGAAATGAAATATTTTTAAGGGAATACTCAATTCTTGGTGCTCCTTTAAAATTAGATATTAGAAATCCAATTTCTAAAGAAAGAGAAACTGTAAACCTTACTAATAATACAGTTCATTCTCCTTTAATTGGGTGGGCATTAGATGGTGCTCCAATTTATGGTCCTTATGGATTTTCTAATCCTTCAGATTCTGAATCTGTTATTCAAAAAATGAGATCAGGATATAAAAAGTTATCATGGGCAAATTTGGACACTGGAAGAAATCTTACTAGAAGTAATGGAGGATTAAGAACTGATTATAATAGAGGAGAATTTGAACAGGATTATGAATGGACTTCTTTAAATGCAGATTTAGATGAAAACAATGGTAGATTTACTGTAACTCCAGAATATCCTCAAGGTGTATATGCATACTTTTTAACAGCAGATACATCCGATTATAAATTAGGTTTTCCATATTTTATTGGAACTAAATTTGCTGGTAAAACTTTTGAAGATTTTAACAATAGGGATTTTGTTAATATTGAATCTATTCCAAATTTAAGACGATATCTAGATTTTGATGCTACTATTGCACCAAAACCAATTGATACTGGATTTTTCCAAGTAGAATCTATTCCAAAATCAACAGATGCATCATTAGATTTTATTGATGTTATTACTCCAGGATCTGGATATAAATTTGGTGATGTTATTGTTTTTGATAATGAAGGAACAGGTGGTACTGATGCTGCAGGTTTTGTAAGTGTTCTTAAGGGTCAACCTGTCACCTCAGTATCAAAAACAACATTTGATTACTTAGAATATACTAATGATTTTGGTTCTTTCAGTGCAGGTGATAATATTGCTACTTCTGAAGGATTTTTAGCAAAAATTCATTCAATTGATACTATTAATGAAAGAATGTATTTGACTAATGCTGATACTGAAACTGAAATTATTGGAGATAATCCTGATCCTAATTCTAGAGATATAGTTTATAATACTGAATTAACACTTGATACACAATCTGTGTCAGAATTAGTAGGTGCAAATATTAGTACGAATGCAATTACTTCTTCAGAATCATTTGCTCAATTAAATGAATCAAATGGAATTAGTACAGTAACTACTACTTTTTTAATTGATTCATTTACTAATGCTACTATTACTAATTTTACTCCATCTTCAGGAAATCCAGTTTATATTAAAGTTGGATCTGAAATTATGAAAGTAGTTGCTACTCAAGGATCTAATAGATTAATTGTATCTAGAGGAGTTAATACAGTTGCTAAATCTCATGTTAATAATGTACAAGTAACTATTTTAACCTCTGTTCCAGTGTTTGATAGTTCAAAATACTCAATTGGTGATTACATCAGTATTGGTACTGAAAAAATGAAGATTGTTGATGTGCTTATTGAAAAAAATGTTAGTAATGAAGTAGTTGCTGTAAGAATTGATGATTCTACAGGAACAACAGGAGGAACTCAATATTATGTTTATTTTGATGGAGAAATTCAAAGTAATACTAATACAGCAGACGTAGTTACACTTGATGTCAATGGTAAAATAACAGATATTGAGTTTACACCAACTGCAACAGAATATATTGCAAATCCAACTGTATACCTATCTACTAGCAGTTCAGCACCTGCAGGTGCCGACTTCCCACCAAATATTGTAGATAATGTAACGTTAACCGCAACTACTTACAATCATACTTTAATTGTTGAAAGAGCAGTGCTGGGAACTACTCTTGAAAATAATGTATCTAGAACTGATGTTCAGAGATTGTTCTTTAGTACTGCAGAAGTAACCAAATATGAAGAAGACAGAATTGTTTCTAACCTTAGTGCATCAAATAACGGGTTAGTTATTGGTGATTCTGTGTCTATTAGTGCATCTACTGGACAACTAGAAACTTTTGAAGTATATCAACCAACAAACAGTGCATTCTCTCTAATAGATAATACTTTATTTAATTCTTTATATCCTAATGGTCTTACTTTATATGAAGGTTCAATATATGAATTTGATGTTTCATACACTTTTGCTAATTCTCAAAACATTGAAGTAAAATTCTTTACACCAGGAACAGTTAGTGGAAAAGAATATTTTGATATTAATATTGAAAAATCATTTGCTAATACTGGTGAATTAGTTAAGTTTACTTTAAAACCAGATGATTCTGATTTAACTAAATTAAATATGCAAATTAGAAATATTTCTAATGATGCAGTAACAATTATCCCGTTAACAATTATTGCAGAACCAATTAATGGTACATATGATGTAATTAACTCATTAAGTGGGTCTTTTGAGATTTATAATGAAAATGACCCCGATCCTGATGGAGATCTTTTTACACAATATAATCAAAATAAAATTTCATATACAACTACATCAAAAAGTGCAGATGGACCTATTTCTAGAGTCACATTAACTAATAATGGAGTAAATTATCAACAAGTTCCAGAAATATCTTCAATTATTACTACAGGAGGAGAAGGTGCTATTTTAGAAGCAGTATCAACAAAAGTTGGTACAATTTCTTCTGTAAAAGCAATTAATTCTGGATATGGGTATAGTCCAGACCCAACACAAAAACCAACACTAATTTTTCCAGTAATTGCAAAATTAAAAAATAATTTTACTGTACAATCTGTTAATGTAAATGATACTGGAGAGGGTTATCTATTCCAACCTAGAATAAATGTTACAGGTGGTGGTCTTACTGATGGTAGTTTAAATCATGCACAGTTCAATGCAATTGTTAATTCTAGAATTATTACAGATGTTGAAGTAATTTCTCCAGGAAGTAAATACAGTTCTGCACCTACAATAACAGCAGAAAAATATTACTATATTAGTTTTATTTCTGGAACTGATATTAATTTTAATATTAACTTTAAACAATATTTCCAACAAGGAGATCCTTTTAAAATTAGAGCATATTATTTTGCTAACGCTACAGATGAAGTAAATAATGTTTACAGTTATATTGAGAGTAATACTGTCTATGCTTATCTTGGTAATGTATCTTTAAAAGCAAGAGCAACTGCAAGCAGCAATGTTAATTTAGAACCATTAGATCAATCAAACTGGTCTGATGATATTACTAATATTATTACTAATGCAGCGTCTGGATTATATTATGAAGCAATAAACTTTGCTAGAAATGCACAATTTACTGCTATTATCCAGAAATCTCCTTTTTCAGCGGGTGAGAAGGTTAATATCAGTAGAGTTAGTGGAGGTAATTTAGTTACTGTCGGTACTGGGCAAATTTCAAATATTAATGGATGGCAAGAAAATAACTCTATTTTAAGAATTAATAATATTACTACTAAGTTACAAGTAAATGATGAAATTATTGGATTGAATACTTTAGCATTAGGTATTGTTGATCAAATTTTTTCTGTAGAAACTTCTGCAGAATTAGATGCTCTTGTTCAAACTCCAGAACAGTTTTTAGATGATGGTTCTTTTATCGGATCTAATGCATTAAAGATTCAAGATAGTAATCGTTATCAAAAATTTGCATATCAAATTGGGGTTCAAACTCCTTTTGTAAATTGGAAAGAAAACTATGAAAATGCTCTACATCCTGCAGGATATAAAGTATTTTCTAAAACAGATATTATAAGTCCAAATTTAGATAAAATTGTTTCTTTAGATAGTGCTGTTACTAATGTAGGAACTACATCTGCAGAATTAGCACAATTAAGAAGAAAATACAATTTCTTAGTTGCTAAAAATCAACCAGGTACATTTGATCAAGTTATTATTGAAAATAAACTTCTTACTGACGTTTTAAATATTAAAACTTCTATTGTTGGTGTATTTGAAGATATTTCTGATCAATTTGATGGAGTGCAAACTTTATTTGAATTAAAAGTTATTGATCCTATAACACCTACTTTAAATGGTGCTCCTAACTTTATTACTGAGTACGAAGTTGACCAAATGGTCGTTCTTTTAGATAATATTATTCAAACATACGGAACATCATGGGAAGTTATTGATGCAGACAAAGTTATAGCATTTACGCCACAAAGAAACTCTGGTGATCTTATGCCAGATGGAGAAACACTGTCTTACCGTCAATTTAATGAAGCAAATGGAATTTTGACTATGAATCAAACTGCAGTTGCTGCAACTAGTACATTTGATCTTAATCAAACAGATGGTACTCCTTGGCCAGCAAATACATTTACTTCAATTGATAAAGATGAATATTTTGTGGTTGTTGATGGTGTAATTCAAAGAAATGATAACTTTTCTATTTCTGCTGGAGGTGGATCTCCTACAATCACATTTACTGATGATGATGTAAGTAATACACCAGTTAACTTACCAGTAGGTACACAAATTTCTGTAAGAAGATGTGATGCATTTCTTAAAAATGAATTATACACTGGAAGTGGTGGTTCATTTACTCCAGGTAGTGTTACTGCAGGATCTGCAGTTGTGCTTTCTAATAAACCAACAACTCCTGCATCAAAACATGATTATTTTGTATTTGTAGATGGTATTTTGATTTCTCCTGAAGATTATGAACTTGATGGAAGTAAAGATCTTGTATTTGACTATTCCTTTAACTATGATACATTAATAGTTTTAATTGACTCAAATGGTGTTTCATTAAATGAATCTACTCATGGTATTTCTGCTACAAACTATGTGTATAAAATTGAAGATGGTCAATTAGAAATTCCAACAGGATTTGTGATTTTACCAGAACAGTATGTTGTTGATATTGCAGGTATTGTACAAACTCCACATGTTGTTTATGATACTAGAAGTAGTGGTATTAGAAAGATTCGTTTCTTTGAACCACCAAGCAGATTTATTATTCCAAATGCTGCTTCTGATAGAAGTGAGATTGGTAGACAATTTATTGGATTATTATATACAAGAGAAGATCCACAAGGTAATGCAACTACTCCTAATTATCAATTTGATGATGTAAGTACCAGTAGAATTCATGTAAAAGAAGGATTTGATAATTTTATTACGGGTGACTACATTAATACATCAACATCAGCAGCAGTTATTAAAAATAAAACAGAAAAAACAACTATTAAAAGTGTTTCTACAGGATTATCACCTAATACTTCAGTTGCTGCTGGAGGAACTGTTGATATTACCTTATCTTCATCTCTTAGAATATTTGTTGGTGATAGAGTTTTATTCAATGCTGCTCTTGGTCTAACATCCACTGATAATGATGAGTTAGAGATTAGTGCTATTGATACTGCAACAAATGTAGTAACTTTAACAAATATTAGTTCTTCTACTTTAACTTTAAACATCGCTAGTGCTGGAACTATTAGATTCCTTCATCGTGAATTTATAGTTATTGATATTACTACAACTAATGCTAATAGAGATGATGCATTTACTGCAGGTGATACTTTAGAATCTGGAATTGTATCTTCATTAAGAACTGGTGTTTCTACATTAACTAACGAACCTTTTGGAGCACTTATAACCGATACTGAAATTACAGTAGATGATGCAAGTAATTTTTCTCAAAATGATTACTTAGTAATTAATGAAGTTGAGATTGTTAAAATTACTAATATTTCAACAAACACTTTGACTGTTGATCGTGCTGAATTAAGTACAGATGCTGTATTGCATGGTGATGGAGTAATAGTAGAAAAAATTACTCCATATACAATAACAGTCGGATCTTTTGTTAGAGGGTTTGATGGTGATAAAAAAGTTTTCCCACTTCAAGAAAATGGCGTTAATATTGATATAGGAACTGATAAAGATATTTTTGTTGTTGTCAATGGTATCTTACAACAAAAAGGTACTAATGATTCTTATGTAATTGATTCTCTTGGATCATCACCTAATCAGTATTCTGTGCTAAGGTTTGATGAGGCACCCCCAGAAGGTGCTCCATTCAACGTTTTCTACTTAGGGGAAGTAAAGAAACTAAAAGACATTTCACCGCTGTTTAACGCCAGTGACAGGGCGTTTAACTTAATTGATCCAACCAATGATGAAATTTTCTCTTTAATTGCTAAATCAAGACCTGAAGCAAACATATCTGCAAATTTAATTTTGTTTATTGATGGATCTTTACAAATTCCATCTACAGAAGAAGCAGGTAGAGAAGCAGCATATCCATCTTCGTTAGTTTCATATAAACTATTTGGTAGTGTTGTTGAATTTACTTCTCCCCCTAAAAATGGTGCTACGTTTGAAGGATACATTTATACTGGATCTAATGATGATTTTGATTTAATTGATGTGGACCCTCCAGTAGAAAGAGAAGACATTATTGTCCAATCAAATGAAAGAAGACCTAGAGAGGTAAATTTAGTTGTTAGTGCTAATAAACTTTCAGTAGGATCTTCATTTGGTCAACTAAATAATACTCCTGATGCATCTGAACCTTTACTTATTGATGGAGAACAAGGATACTGGTTTACAGATTTACTTCAAAGTGCTGATGTTAGGGAAACTTTACGTGCTAGGAGAACACTAAAGGCACAAATTAAAAGATTTGTTACATCCCCATACCCTATTACACAGTCAACATTATTAACTTCTCCAATCACTGAATTAAATATTTCAAATATTTCTTCTGATTTACCTACAACTACTGATATTAATGCATTTTTATCACTAACTCTTGCAGAAAACAGCAAATTCCCAATTCGTAAATTAAATTGTGTTTATTCTGATTTTGCACCTAGAAGTGCAGGTTCAAGTACAAATTATGAATTTGTAGCAGCAGATGTCAATACTTCTAGTAATGAAATACAATTGACGGCAACTACTGGTGTTTATGATACTCATCCTTTAACACAAGGTGCTACTGTTCAATACAGTAATCAAACTAACACAGATATGCCTGGATTGACTAATGGAACTACATATTATGTTCATGTAGTTGATAGACATAAAATTAAACTGGCAACAACTAAATATAATCTAGCAAACTCAAATTTTGTTGATATTACAGGAACAACCTCTGGTACTCACTTACTTAATGGTAAAGATGTTGATACTATCACTAATTTAACTGTTGGATTTGATTTGAAATTTGATCAAATTGTTAAATTGGCATCAACAGCATCTAGTGAAACGTTCTCAACGTTAACTACTTCTAACACTGGTGAAATTGGTTCTCTTACTATTTTTGATCAAGGAAGTGGTTTTCCTAACGGAACTACATCAAATGTAAATTTATTAGTTGAGGAAGTTGGAGATCCAGGTGAAAATGCTGTTGCTAATATCACAGTGTCTGCTGGTGTTGTAACTTCAGTAGAAATTGTAAATAGAGGATCTAATTATATTGATGGTCAAATTGTACTTGTTGATGGTTTTATTGGAGTAAAATTAAAGATTAGTTTTATTGATTCAACAATTTATTATGATGGTGGTACTAAAAAAGCAACTATTATTGGTTATACTCCTGGTGAAACTGTTGATGGGTCATCTAGTACGTCTAGATACTTATATGTAAAACTTGACGATCCATCTAATCCAATTACTACATATGCAGCAAATAATGCTACAGGTGCTATAACTAATGTGAAGAGTATTACTCATCAAGTAGAGGATGATGACTTAATGATTGATTATCAATCATTGTCATATAATGATGATTTCATATATGATTTCTAACCCCTATAAATAAAAAGAAAGCGTTCAAGAGATGGCAGCGATACTTACTGACAAATTTAGAGTTATACTTGCCGAAAGGTTTAAGGAACGTATCCTATTGGATGAAGATGATAATTCTAAGAGTGGTTTATGGTTATTTTTTGCAAGACCTAGAGAGTGGAAAGATTATCAAGGTAATGTAGTTAATGTTCCAACAAATCCTGTAGACAACCAAGAAATTTCTTTTGAAATCTATGATTATATCATTGGTTTAAAGAAAGTTCCTCCTTCTGAAGTAAGACAAGTAATTAGAAATAATAAATGGACTAGTGGATTAGTATATGATTACTACAGACATGACTATGGTTCTGTAATTGATAATACTCAAAATAATGGAAATACTATTATCTACCAATTAGGTAATTCTAATGAGGCAAAACTCTATGAAACTGATCATTATGTAGTAACATCTGAGTATAAAGTTTATAAATGTCTAGACAATTCTAATAACTCTGCATCAACTGTAGAACCATCATCAACTTCACAATCTCCATTCCTTCTTAGTGATGGATACACATGGAAGTATATGTTTACTGTTAATGCAAGTGATTTTGAGAAATTTAAGAGTGATGACTATATTCCTGTTCCAGAAATTTCTGAAGTTTCTAATAGAATTAGTGCCAGCAGTAATTATGGTGGTGCTATTTACAAAGTAGATGTTAAAACAGCAGGAAGTGGATATAGCACTGGAGATATCTTTAAAATTATTGGTGATGGGGAAAATGCTCAAGTAAGAGTTACTACAGTAAACTCTGGTGGTGGAATTACTGGATTGAGAGTTATTAATCCAGGAACTGGATATACTTATGGACAAATTGATACTTCTTTAATTGTAAATGCTCAAGGAACTGAAGTTGCTGGAAATGGTTCATCTGCATCTTTAACTCCTATTATTTCACCTAAAGAAGGTATTGCAGTAGATTTTGCAAAAGAACTTGGTGCAAATAAAGTTGTAGTTCATGCTAGATTAGAACCTGATGATTTTGTACTTAAAAATGATTTTACTGTTGTTGGTTTAGTTTTAAATCCAACTTTTACTGGAAGTCCTACTAGTACAGCAATTGGAACTCATGTTTTAACATTAGATGGTGCCCTTACAAATTCAAGTGATCCTACATCTTTAGAAGACCAACAACTTAGAGTTACTAGTGGAGATGCTCCATATGCAACTGGAACGGTTGTTCACTATGAAGATGATGGACTTGTAAGGAAAATTTATTTTCATCAAGAAAACATTTTAAATTATGGATTAAATAATAGAGGTGTAAGAACCCCGTTTGAAAGAAATGATAATATTACAGTTGGTGGCAATTCAAATGGAGCAATTCAAGATACTGCTGATGCAGTGTCTTCTCCTCAATTACTGAGAGGATCTGGTGATATCATCTACATAGATAATAGGAATAAAATTTCCAGAGCACAAGATCAAACCGAAGATTTCAAAATTATTTTAGAGTTCTA